CAAAGAAAATGTTTACAGACAAGGTAGTTCCTATTTCGGTTAACTATCCTTTCTTCTTTAAACCAATACAAGACGGTATGGATCGTCCTAAAACTGAACTAGCTTATCGTGTACCAGCTTCTAAATTCACAAGAAGAAGTATTGTATCAACTGAGAAAGCTGAAGATCTTGCTGGGCTAGATACAACTATAGATTGGAAAAACACTGGAGACAATGCTTATGATGGAGAGAAACTAAAGCTTTTAGTTCATGATGAATCAGGTAAATGGGAAAGACCTAATAATATATTAAACAACTGGCGCGTTACAAAAACTACGCTTAGATTAGGATCAAGAATTATTGGAAAGTGTATGATGGGTAGTACTTCAAATGCTTTAGATAAAGGTGGTAGAAACTTTAAAAAATTATACGATGACTCAGACGTTACAAAAAGAAACGCCAATGGACAGACTCGTTCGGGACTCTATTCTTTGTTCATACCTATGGAATGGAACTACGAAGGATACATTGATGCTTATGGCTTACCTGTCTTTGACACACCAGAGGCACCAGTACTTGGACCTCATGGAGGTAAAATAAAAATAGGTGTAGTAGAGTATTGGGACAATGAAGTAGAAGGTCTTAAGGATGATCAAGATGGATTAAATGAATTTTATAGACAATTTCCACGTACAACAAAACATGCTTTTAGAGATGAATCAAAACAGTCTTTATTTAATTTAACTAGAATATACGAACAAATAGATTATAATGAAGACTTAAAAAACTCAAACCTAGTTACCACTGGTAGTTTCCAATGGGAAGGAGGTATAAGAGATACTAAGGTTATTTTTATACCAGATAGAAACGGAAGATTTAAAATTTCTTGGGTTCCACCTGTAGGTTTACAAAACATGGTTATAAACAAAAACGGTATGAAGTCTCCAGGTAATGAACACATAGGAGCTTTTGGCTGTGATAGTTATGATATATCAGGTACTGTAGACGGTAAAGGTTCTAACGGATCTTTACATGGTTTAACTAAGTTTAGCATTGAAGATGCTCCTTATAATTCTTTTTTCTTAGAATATATAGCAAGACCACAAACCGCTGAAATATTTTTTGAAGATGTACTTATGGCTTGTGTGTTTTACGGTATGCCTATATTATGTGAAAACAATAAACCTAGACTCTTGTATCATTTTAAAAGAAGAGGTTATAGGAAATTTTCTATTAATAGACCAGATAAACTTTACAATAAATTATCAGTGACAGAAAGAGAAATAGGCGGAATACCTAATTCAAGCGAAGACATTAAACAAGCTCATGCCGCGGCTATAGAAACTTACATAGAAAGCTATGTTGGTTTTTTAGGTGAAGGTCATGGAGATATATATTTTCAAAGAACTCTAGAAGACTGGGCTTCTTTTGATATAAACAATAGAACAAAACACGATGCGTCAATCAGTTCAGGTTTAGCTATTATGGCATGTAATAAAAATAAGTATAGACCAATAAATGAATTAATTAGAGAAAAAATTTCTTTAGGATTTACAACGTATGACAATAAAGGAGTACTTTCAAAAATAATAAAATAGATGATTACAACTAATTACAACAGCACGTTTCCAAATCAAGTAGTACCTGATGAAGAGAAAAGCACATGGGAATATGGACTTCAAGTTGGAAGAGCTATAGAGAACGAGTGGTTTCGTAATAATAGAGGCGGAGATAGGTTCATGACTAATTATCAACAGTATCACACTAGAAGGTTATACTCAAGAGGAGAACAGTCTGTACAAAAATATAAAGATGAATTATCTATAAATGGGGACATGTCTTATTTAAATTTAGACTGGAAGCCAATACCTATTATATCTAAGTTTGTAGATATAGTTGTTAATGGTATGTCTCAAAGAGATTACGACGTGAAAGCTTACGCTCAAGATCCTGAGTCACAAAAGAAAAGAACTACTTATGCTGAAGCTATATTAAGAGACATACAAGCTAGGTCGTTTTTGCAAAAAGCTCAACAAGAATTAGGTTTAAATCTTTGGACATCTGATGATCCAGAAAACTTACCTGAAAATAAAGAAGAGTTAGACTTACATATGCAACTTAGCTACAAGCAGTCTATAGAGATAGCAGAAGAAGAAGCTATATCTAATATATTTGCACAAAACAAGTATACTCAAACAAGAAAAAGAATACTTCAAGATCTAGTAGTGTTAGGTATATCTTGTGTTAAAACTAATTTTAATCCTGCTAATGGAATAAAAGTAGAATACGTTGATCCTGCTTCTTTAGTTTATTCATATACAGAAGATCCTAATTTTGAAGATATATACTATGTAGGAGAAGTTAAGTCTTTAACTATGGGTGAAGTTAAAAAACAATTTCCTAATCTTACAGAAGAGGAAATGGAAAAGATACAAAAATTTCCAGGTACTCAAAACTATTTAAGAAACTGGGGAGAAGGACCTGAAATAGTCCAAGTGTTGTTTTTTGAATACAAAACTTATAATAATCAAATATTTAAAATTAAATATACAGATCAAGGTTTAGAAAAAGCTTTAGAAAAACCAGACACTTTTGCTCCACCGCCAAACGATAATTTTGAAAGAATAGGTAGATCAATAGAGGTTTTATATACTGGTGCTAAAATACTAGGTATTGAGAATATGTTAGAATGGAAACTTGCAGAAAATATGACAAGACCTACTTCTAATATGACTAAAGTAAATATGAACTATCAAATATGTGCACCTAGAATGTACAGAGGTAGGGTTGAATCTTTAGTTAGTAAGTGTATAAGCTTTGCTGACATGATTCAATTGACTCATTTAAAACTACAACAAGTGTTAGCTCGTATGGTTCCAGATGGTGTATTTGTAGATGTTGATGGTTTAGCTGAAGTTGATTTAGGTAATGGTACAAATTACAATCCACAAGAAGCGTTAAATATGTATTTCCAAACAGGTTCTATAGTAGGTAGATCACTTACACAAGACGGAGATCCTAATAGAGGTAAAATACCTATTCAAGAATTACAGACTTCTAGTGCTAATGGAAAAATACAATCACTTATAGGTACTTATAATTACTACTTACAAATGATACGTGATGTAACAGGACTTAACGAAGCTAGAGACGCAAGTATGCCTGACAAAGATGCTTTAGTAGGTATACAAAAACTTGCAGCTGCTAATTCTAATGTAGCGACTAGACATATATTACAAGCTAGCTCTTACTTAACTGTTAAAATTGCTGAAAATATATCTTTAAAAATAGCAGATGTATTAGAATATGATATGCTAGCACAGAGCTTAAAAGACTCTCTTAATTCTTACAACGTAGGTACTTTAAAAGAAATGAAAAGCTTAAACTTATTTGAATTTGGTATATATTTAGAACTAGAACCTGATGAAGAAGAAAAAGCTATGCTAGAACAAAACATACAAGTGGCATTGCAATCAGGTCAAATATTTTTAGAAGATGCTATAGACATACGTCAAGTTAAAAATCTAAAACTTGCTAATCAAACTCTTAAAATAAAACGTAAGGCTAAGCAAAAGCAAGAACAAGAAATGAATCAAGCTAATATACAAGCTCAAGCTAATGCTAATGCTGAGGCATCAGAAAGAGCTGCAATGGCAGAGGTCCAAAAAAACGAAGCAATGACTCAGTCTAAGCTTCAATTAGAGCAAGGGAAATCTAATTTTGAAATAGCTAAACTAGAGCAAGAAGCAATAATAAAAAAAGAACTTATGGAACTAGAGTTTCAATATAACATAAAGTTAACAGAAGCTCAAAACAAAACCATGAATGAAAAAGAAGCTCAAATAGAAGATCGTAAAGATCAACGTACTAGAATACAAGCAACACAACAAAGTGAAATGATAAGTCAAAGAAAAAATGACTTATTACCTAAGAATTTTGAATCTAATGGTAATGACACCCTTGGAGGAGGAATGAATCTAGAGCAGTTTGCTCCTAGATAATTTTATTAATAATTATATAATATTTTATCATGTCAACAGAAAAAGAAACAAAAGGATCTTTAAAAATTAAAAAATCTTTATTAAAAAGTAAAGAAGAAATTAAAGAACCAATCGAAAAAACAGACGAACAACCTATAAAGGTTACAGCGTTAGAACCTGAGGTTAAAGGCTTAGAGAAAAAACAAGAAGTAACAAAGGTTGAATTAAAACCTGAGGTTATTGAAGAAGAAGTAATAGCTATAGGAGAAACTAAAGAAGAAGAACCTAGCATTATTAAAGATGTAACAGAAGAAGAAGAACCTATTAAGCAAGAAGCTATAATAGAATCAAAACCAGAAATAGCTTTACCTGAAAACATAGAAAAACTAGTAAACTTCATGAAAGAAACTGGTGGTAGTATAGAAGACTACACAAGGTTAAATGCTGATTACACAAAAGTAGATAGTAGTACTTTATTAAAAGAATATTATAAAAAATCTAAACCTCATTTAGACAATGAAGAAATAGATTTTATAATGGAAGAGAACTTTCATTATGACGAAGATACTGATGAACAGCGAGACATCAAATTAAAAAAACTCGCATTTAAAGAAGAGGTTGCAAAAGCCCATGGATTTTTAGAAGACTTAAAAGGTAAATATTACGACGAGATCAAGTTGAGACCGGGCGTTACTCAAGAGCAAACTAAAGCTGTGGATTTTTTTAATCGATATAGTGAAGAACAAAAAGTGGTTAGCAAAAACCATGAAGAGTTTAAGTCTAAAACTAAACAACTGTTCTCTGATGATTTCAAAGGTTTTGATTTTAAAGTTGGGGAAAAAAAGTTTAGGTATGGAGTTAAAAATCCTAATGAGATTGCTAAAAAGCAAAGT